GTCGTGCGGTCAGGTCAGGGACCAGGCCGCGGCGGTGTTCATGGGTTCGCCTCGGGGTTGCGGGATTTGACGAGGCCGAGCCGGCGGGCGTGGCCTCGGATTTGGTTTTGGGTCATCCCGAGACGCTCGGCGAGCTGAGCGGTCGGGATGCGGCGGTAGTCGCGGGCGATCGCCTCGGCGGCCGGTGCGTCGAGCCAGCGGCGGAGCGTCGCCCCCAGCGCGCGAGAGGCGGCTTGTTGGATCGACTTGGCGGAGCGGTGCGGGAGCTTGCGGCGGATCTCGTCGACCCGGCCGGCGGGGTAGAGATCGCGGAGGAGTTGACGCTCGGCGGCGGTCCAGTGGGCGCGGGGTTGCTTGGGACGATTGGGCGCTAACGTGGAGCGGTAGGTTCGAACGGTGTTCGGTGTCAGGCCGAAGGTTTGCGAGGCGATGCGAGGCGAGCGATCGGCAGCGGCGAGGAAGCGGGCGATGCGCTCCTCGGTCCAGCGTTTGCGACTTGGGCGACGGAGGCC